ATAACTAGGGTTTATCGAATAATAGCCATTGAGGATCGCATCTTGATTGCGCCTGTTTTCATTGGCATATCCGACAGTTCCAGATTGAGTCTCGTACATAGCCCCTGTAGCAGTATTAGCATAGGCGTTGCATAGGGTTAAAGCATCGTTAGGATTGGCAGGTCTAGCGATCAGGGTATAAGTACCGGAGTCGATAATGTCTTTAGTAATGCTTGTTTCGTTAAGAATGCGAGTAATGCGCTCAGACTCGTTCTCCTGTGGGTAAGCAATCTGACCAACCTGAGTCCTAGATAGTTGTGTCAATGGAGCCACAGCTGTAACTGTTACATAGGCAACTGTACCTGTAGGAGTAGAGACACCGCCTTGATTATCTACAGCAGTTACATTGCCCGTGAAGACTGTGATATCAGCAGTGTTAGTTGCATTGCGAACTTTGACTGTAACAGGATCGTTAATGTCTATAGGATAGTTAGTGTTGTTAGTATTTACTAACTGAATGCGGCAATAGCCTGCTCTTGTAGGCTCCCAGACTGTACTGCGACCATAGTCAATGTTAATCGCTCCAATAGCATTATTGACATACGCAGTGCCATCTATCGTAATTGTGGGATTAATTGTCCATGTCATACTACGTATGTCGTATTCTTTGAGCCAGTGCCCAAGTTGTAACTATTGCCGGTATTATTAGCTGCATCGGTAAGAACCTTTAATATCGCATCTGCTGTGCTATTAGCATCTATTGCGCCATTGACTACAATACTGATATTGCCGCCATTCTTTTGCGCTCCGGGGAAGCCGCTAGAGGCATAGTTGCCTGCTGAAGTTGAATAACCTCCACCGACTACAGGTACAAAACTGCCAGCAGCGAGGGCATCAAGAAGTGAAGGAGTGCCTGCGCTTGTCGTTGTGCCTGCTACTGCTGAGGTGCTAGTGGCTGTGCCTCCACCGATCATCTTTAATTTAGCAATAGCAGCATCAAGGTTGGCTAGGTTAATTAGATCCTTTGGAAGAATTGAGTCAAGAATAGACTTGATGTCTCTTAATTTAAGATCCTGATTAGTAAGCACACCAAGTATCTTTAAGTCTGCGTTAAGTTTATTAGTTGCAGCAGTAATAGCTGCGACATCCTTTGAGGCGATGGCTTCGTCTAAGGCAAGGATAGATTGCTTTACTTCTAGGCGAGCAAGGTCGTTAGTAATCTGTAATAACTGTGCTTGGCTAGTCACCTTGCCTAGTTGCTCGGCTGCGCTCTTCTCAGCTGCCGCTAGTTGGATCTTCTCAATGTCAAAGACATTAGATCCCTTGTTGAGGGCAAGGGTAGCCTTGTCAATAGCGTATTTTAATTGCTTTGCTTTAAGTTGCTTTAATTCCTCGGCTGTAAGGACTTTAGAGTTTTTAATTATTTTGGCTGTTGTGCCAAAGCCTTTGTCAAATCCTGTAGCACCTGAAGCAGCACCAAAGTTAGTTCTTGCTGCTAATGCTTCTTCTTGTATTCTTGCTACTTCGCCGAACGCTTGAGCAAAACCTCGTGTGTTTTTTGCAAAATTAAAAAACTTATCAAGAAGTGGAGAGTTTTGTTTTAGTTTTGCAAATAAAAGTCCTAAGCCTGAAGTTGCATCTGCAGTTCCTTGGGCGAAAAATTCCATATTTACAGCAAGATCCTCAACACCATTTTCGCCACCTAGTGCTTGAAGTGCATCTATTAAGCCTTCGCCAATAATCTCTTTAGCATTATTTGAGGCAACGGCTAACTTGTCCATTGAGCCTTGCAAAGAATTAGCAGACTCGGTTGCAGACCCTGCAAATGTGGTGGCTAACTGATCGGTAATCTGCTTAAAGGACTTAGCTTTGAGATCAGCCTTAGAGATGCCTACGCCTAACTTGCTTAGGGCTGTGTTATTACCTAAAAACGCCTTTGATAGCGCACCTGTTACAGAGCCTAAATCACGACCTGTGGACGCACTGATATCTAAAGCGATCTGTAATAGTCTTTGAGATTCTGCTGAGTCTTGAGTGGCTACCGCTAATGTCTGATAAGCAGGACGTAACTCATCATCAAGGACGCCAAACTCTCTTTGTAATTTTTGGATGTAAGCCTCTGAAGAAGCAACGTCTCTGCCAAGCCCAACGTTTCTAAGAGCTAGTGCTAATTGTTTCTGAGCCTTCTCATCTTGGGCTGCTGCTTGAATTGAAGCCTTGCCGTAAGCCAATACTTTTTGGGTGCTGTAAAGCCCAATAAATGCTTTACCAAGTCTGCCAGCAGTTTTGCTAAGTTTGTCTGTTGCAGTCTCAGCCTTCTTAAATGCTCCAGCCCCAGTAAATTCGGCGGCAATGTCAATCTTTACATCTGCTGCCATTTATTGCACCTTTGTCCTTGCTTCTAATTTCTTTTTGGATTCTTCAATAGCCTTAATAACTGCTGCTGTAGCTTTTCCACCATCTTCTTTCCAAGCGCGAAAGATTGCACGACCTTTCATCTTTTGAGAAGCGCGACCAGCTGCGCCTGCTTCACGAACATAAGCATTAACAATCTGTCCATGTTGGTTTAACGCTTCGACAAATTGTTGTCCTGCATTAGGGTTGCTACTTTTACCAAAGTTTTTTCCTGTGCTTGTAGTGTATCGCTCGCCTGTGCTAGGAATAAAAACATCTCGCATCTTTGCTTGTGGTCTGCCTTGCGGATTCTTGCGACCAGCAGTTTCATAAATTGCACCCGCTGCGGAAGCATTGACGATACGAGCCAAAGAACGCCAACCTTTGCGATTGGGCTTTGATGGTGTTGTCTTGTATCCAATGCCACCTTTGGCTGCTGATGATGACCAAGCACGATTAGCCCATGCCCCATTGCCTGAAGAATTAGCCCATCCGCTTAGAGGAGCAGTTGAGGGAATGAACCCCCGAGCCTTAGCAGTAATAGGTTTCAAGATTGCGCCTAATTCTTTCTGAGTTTCCTTAGCAAGATCGGGAGCAAATTTACGCAAAGCCTTGCGGAGATTAACGGCGCCCTTTACGCTTACTGGCATCGTCTACCTCCTTTGCTTCATCCTTGAGACCTTGCATAAGTGCATCTAGCATGGTCTTATCTAGTTCTAACAATTGCTGTGGCGCGATTCCCAACCTAATGCTTAGCCTAGCAATTAGATAGGTGAATGGAAGATCGCGCTTTAAGCTAAAGGGTCTGAGTCCAACACTTCCACGCTGCGAAGCGTTTCAATGAAGTCCATTCCATAAGGCTTAACAGTTTCACCTGATCTGCGTGTTATCTCATGAGCAAGCCAGTAGACGTGCGACTGGAGTTCTTGGTCTCGAAAGGCCTTGTGGAAGCCCATTTTAGCGTACTGCTCAAACGCATACTCCACTGCTGGAGTAATTTCGCCTTCAAGTACGCTTCCATCTAACCGAACGATCTTTAACTTTGCCATGATTAGCCCCTTTGTTAGTTGTTTAGAATGTGCCTGTAGTGGCTACTGCAACTGTTGAGTTAGCAGTGAATGTGATTGACTGTGTGCCGATATCGCCAACAGCACCATTGATGTCTGTTGTGTTATTGACTAACAATGACACTGTGTACAGAGGGTTAGTAGCAGATACTGCTGTTCCCTTTGTCTGTAGAAATACAGCTGTGACTGTTGTTCCCCATGCAGCTTGTAATGTTGCCAATACGTTTGCTGATGCTGTGTCGTTAAGGAAGTCGATTGTCACTGTAGATGACTCAAGACCCTTGACAAATTTGTGTGAACTGTCACCCATTGCAGTGACTTCGAGTTCATCAAATACGCGGTTGATTGTTACAGATGTTACATGGTCAGAAAGATCAACAGAGTTAATCTTCACGCCGACCAAGTTATTTAGAAATACAGCCATGAGATTATTCCTCGTCTTTCTTAGTAGTTACTGGCTTTGGTGCTGGTGCTGCAACCTGTCCGATCTTGATCAGAAAGGCTTCATTCTCTTTATCCCAATCGGACATAATTATCCCCAACTTGTTAGAATTTGAACGGACATCTCACAGCTGAGAAGGTCTCCCGAAGCAGCGTTGAGAATACTTGGTGCGCTTATTGCGCTTACATTATAGACTAGAGAAGATGCTGCGAGCTTTGCGAACACGCTACAAACAGTATCTTCAATGCCGTTGAGGTTACCCTCATTGTCAAACAATGGGACAGTCATAATGATCTTAAAGTTAGCCATTGGGCTAATAGTGATGTGCTGATTGTTGCTAGGCGTTAAATATGGATCGTCTGGACTGACAATGCAACTGTTAGCCAATACAACGCTTGGTGGAAAAGCAAATGTTGAGTAGCGTGCGTTATCTACTAGAGCAGTGGCTAAAGTAGTGCGTAGAGTTGTTATGGATACTGGAGGCATTAGCCCACCATTGAACGCGGATCTAGTGCATGAGCGATCAAACCTCGCACCTTAGCGAGAAGCTGTGCGCTCATTCGGTAAGGGCTTGGCTGGAAATCGACAGCGTTACTGCCTGAAAGGGTGGCTGTACGCGCTTGCCAGATCTCAACAGATATCATCAAAGCTGCTTGCTGGACTGCTGTGTCTGTTGTCCAGTCTGTGTAAGTCTCAGCTGCCACTGTGCCAAATGGCTCAATAGGATGCTTAGGCTGTACGACTGTGTGAGTCGTAGGCACTGAGATTGAATAAGCACCGACACTAGCAATAGTTTTAGATCCATTGTATTTAGTACCGGAATTAGAGATAGTTACAGTCTGTCCGACATAAAAGATATCGGTGACAGGAATGTCAAAGTAAAGAGTGCCTTCGCTTACGATGTTGCTGTGCGCTACTGCAAACCATTTAGGAGCCCAGAGCATTGGAAGTAGGACTGCATCAGATGCATCACATACTTCCTGAAGGACGGCATCTGTATACAAAGTACCCACTCCGAGGGTTGTACGGAGTTCTGAGACTGTTGTAAGTGCCATGATGTCCTTTCTAAAGACTCTAGGGGATCGGAGGGCTACCGACCCCCTAGAGCGACTTAAGTGTGGCTTACGCCTTGTTGTTCTTGAATGCGCCTGCGCCGACCTTAGTAGCGATTGCTCCAAAGCCGTAGTAGCCGATTGTTACCTGTCCTGCTGCTGTTGATTCAGCGCGTAGGCGGTATGTTGGTGACTCGTACCATGTGTATGCATCTGGGTTCACGATAAGGATTGTTCCATCGCCATCGCCAGCGTTTGTTGGATCAACATAGAGGTTAAGTCCTGCAACGTTACCTGTTAGGGATGTTGGTGCAACTTGACCGCCTGCGTTCATTGGCTGTGATGCTGTGTAGATTGGACGTCCTGAATCGTTTAGAGACATGATGTTTGACCATTGTCCTGTTGATACGACCATGTTGCGAGCAAATGGGTTTGGTAGTCCTGCTGTAGCTGCATAAACTGAAGCAGATCCGCGAGCAACAATTCCAAGCAATTCTGCTGCTGTTGGATATGTCACTGTTGTTGTTGCATCTGCTGTTGCGCCTGCAATGAGAGCAGCATTTACTGCTGCGTTTGTTGTTTTTGCGTAAGCAGCAGCCATGTTGCGAACTAGCTCATCGAAGAATGCTGGAGATGTACGATCTAGAAGTTCAACAGAGAATGTCTGTTGTCCAGCGTACTTCTTTACTGATACTGATAGGAATGCTGCATTCTGATCTGTGTCAGAGAATGCTGCGCCTTCGTTTGTCTCTGCGACAGTTGGCATTACTGTGATCTTTGGGATCTCGAAAGTCATACCTGCATCTGGCAATACTCCGCGAGAGATTGCGTCGATTGAAGGACGGATTGTTGTGCCTAGTGGGTTGATGATTTCAGATAGTTGGCGTGTTGGTACTAGACCAGCGTTATCTGTTGTGTCATCTGCTGCGCGTAGGTACTGACGAG